TATCTTGAAAAAAAATAACTCCATTTGTCAGAGAAAATGTAGCCTGTTCATCAGAGCTTCCGTCAGACTCTTCCGGTATAGATGCAATACTTAATCCATTATGAACCGGAAATTGATTAGACGTCTCAAGAAATTCCTGGGTCGACCAATCCATGGCAATGCCATGACGGCGATCAAGAAGCAAGAGAGGTTCGCCTGCGGTTTGATCCCAGTAGATCTGCGCTACTGGAGCATCTAACTTGTAATTAAAAGGACTGGATTTAATTTGTAAATTTGCATTCTCATCTAAATAGATATAATATATACCACTCGAAGTGGGTTGATTTACAAACTTATAAGAAGTAAAGGTAAATTTTTCTCCCTGGCACCATATCGCCGCCGATGCTCCAGTGGGATAAAGCCAAAATTGTTGCTCAACAGGCCTGTAGGCAATAACTGTTGTTGTCTTATCTACAAATCCGCTAGGTTCATTTGAATCGGCAATACCGACCTTATCCTTTAACCATTCCTCATCAATGGAAAGAGTAGTAGTTGGCGAAGATCCTGTCGTACCTGTTTCTGTTAACAGGCCTTCCCCTCCGTAAACTTCTAAATCAATAGAATCTTCGACTGCAGCATCCAAATCTGCCCTTGTTACATACTCAAGACGAATAAGTTCTCCTTCCTCTTTTATATATAATAAATTCTCGTCTTTCGCATAAGAAAGTTCACCTTCGGCGAACTCTGCCAAGTTAGCAATTAGATTAGTGTAATCGCCACGCGCAAGTTGGATTTTAGCACGATTGGCCGGTATCGGCATTTGGCGTTACAAGGCTGAACTAGTATTCCGCTCTTTACTTTTTAGAAGATCTTCTGGTACCCTTGCCAGGCGCTAGTCGACCATTGTTGCCATGACCGTTTCTAGCTCTATTCTTCTTGGGATCTTCCATCTTGAAACCACCTCCGCTAGCATGACTGACATCCTTACCACCTTTTCCCATAATACCTCTTGCCCTACGCTCTCTAGCCAGTTCAGCTCTGTATTCTTTCCGATCAGGTCTGGCATTACGTTTTTTGTCATAGGCGAGTTTCTTTTTGTACGCCTCTGGATTCTTGGCGTAGAAATCGGCGGTAGAACGCTTCTTAGGTGCCATTATCTTTTCTTACTGGCCGGACGGAAACGGTTTGACGCTCCATTCGATGATTTCGATCTCCTTGGTGAAGCCTTGCCTTCATATTCGCTAATAACCTTACCCTGCTTCTTTCCCCGTGAAAGCTGCTTTGCAGTAGAAAGTGCGAGAGCCATGATTACTTATTCTTCTTTTTAGTCTTCCGCTTGCCTTTCGTTTTTTCTTCTTCTTTCTGGAATTTTTTGGCGACAGCAGGCTCGTTTGCGTAAAGATAGCGTTTTTGTTTTTCAGATTTAAAAGGCATCTTAAAGCTCCGATCCATCTTTGTTTTTTGACCCCGGAGAATAAGCAGGTCTACCAAGACTGCCGTCATTCACGGGGTCTGTGATTTGTCTCCTTTGTATTACAGGTTGAGCCGCTATAATGTCAGCGTCAAGATTGATGCCATCAACATAGCGAGGACCAATTACATACTCAGGATCATTCACTTGGCTTCTTCCTTGGTAACAGTCTTTTGTAATTCGGTCTTAACCTTTACTGCTTCTTCCTTAAGTGCATCTGCTTTTGGTGCAGCTTTTACTGCAGTCTTTACTGGAGTAAGCTTTGCGCCTTTCTCAACCCAGCCGGCAGCTACAAGCTCTTTGGCCTCCACAGTATGATAAGCTTTGCGCTCTTCACCGCCTTTGACGAAAACGGTGGGAAGTTCAGGTAAATGCATGACAATAAAAAAGGGTGACAGAAGCCACCCTTATTATTCCGGCCTTAATTAGATCAGCCGATGTTCTCGACCATATCCAGGAAAGCGCCACCAACAGTGGCAGAACCAGTGCCAGCGGCAATAGTGTACTTAACCAGGTTGTCTGCATCACACAGAGCGCCACGGACATGGGCGATGCCCACACCATTCTCGTCTAGATCGTTAGCACCAAAAACTACATCCTGGCCGCCAACATTAAAGGTGACGGTTGCGTTGCCAGTAATAGTGCTGTCAACAAGGATGCAGCGGATGGTCTTGATAAACTTGAGAGTCACACCAGGATCAGCGTCCGAGGTGGTTACAGCGAGGTTTGCGTCGAGATCAAACTTCTCGCGGGGGAAAATACCAGTAGAGCGACGTGCCATGATAAAGATAGATAACGGCTAAACCATGCGCTATCAGGTGCGAGCGCTGATGGTTCTAACGTATGTTTCCTAAAAGACAAAAAAAGGGGGCCGAAGCCCCCTCGTTTGCCTCACACAATTAAGTCTACCAGGATCAGGCAGTAGCGTTGACGTTGGTGAGACGAGCAGCCGAACGGCCGTTGACCATGGCCAAGCCGCAATACCACTCGACTCTGATAACCACTTGAGGAGAAGCGGTGCTCTCACCCAAATCACGCACTTGGACGCCACCGTTCTGGATGCCGGTCAGCAGATCACCGCCGAAGGTCACCACATAAATCGATTGGTCGGAAGGGGTCCCATCCAGAATCGGAGCATTCTGGTGGTCGCGATCCAGTTCGATCACAGGCAGACCGGCATACACCATTTGCTGGTAGCCGAACTCGTTGCGCATGATATCAATCTGGGCCGACTGCCGGGCAGTCTTGGTCAGATGACGACGAGCGGACTTCGACATGATCAGATACTTGGTGCCACCCTGGGCATCCACAGCATCAATCGCTTCGTCAAGCGCACCCAGATCAAGGGCCGCTGCGGAGGTGCCATTGCGGATCACCTGGCTGTTGCTCGCGTAATCACCAGCAGGCAGACGAGTGGCAAGACCATCGAACTCGCTGGGGGATTGGTTAGAATCACCGTTGATGAACAGAGATTCCCAGGAAAGACGCATTGCGCGGGTCTTAGCCTGCACCTGGTAGGCGCGGGACTCAGAACCTTCGAGATCGAGGATGGCCCGGTCAATCTTGATATCGCCACCGAACAGACGGAGGCTTTCAGATTGCTGGCTTACCTCAGCATAGGCTTCACCATAATTAGCGTTGTAATTACGGAAACCAACGTCGCCGAGGGACTCCTCACGCTTCCAGAAAAGGCCGTTGCCTTGGATTTCACGGAAAGGCAGAACGCTCAGCAGAGGACCTGCGGAAAGTTCGGTAACAATGGCAAGCTCCTGGGGATTGGAAGCATGCTTCTTGGCTTCAAGTAAACTGAGACCCATTTTAAAGACTCCTTAGGATTTGAACAAGGAAAGGTGAATCGTTGTTTCAGGCATCTCGCCCTCACATCGGAACACCCTGCCAGTCCAACCATCACGGCCAGTCTAAACCGGGTGCTTTCTATCATATAGTTCCAAAAATAATTATTCTTCCCAATAATAAAGCCCCTTTCGGGGCTTTTCAATCAACCAAACGCTTTTAGGAATAATTCGTCTCGAGACAAGCTCGACAAATCTTCGATCGGTTGCCCATTGGCATCTGTACCTCCATAATTCAATCCAGCGCCTGAACCCTTTACTCCTTTAAAGAAAGTTCCGTAAACGGGGTGCGACTTGAATTGTGATACAAATTCTTCTGGTGTTAAACGTTTACCCGTCTCATTGTCCAGAATGGGATCTCCCTGTGAATCCAGAGGAGTGAGACTGCCGTCTGGTTCTTGCCTAAACCTGCTACTAAGCTGGTTGGCAAACATATCAAAGAAAGAGATACCATCAGCGGAATCGGTTCTTCCACCAGCGGAATTGAATACTTTCTCTAAAGCATAGCGTTTCACAAATTCTCGATTCTTCGTTTCGAGTTCTTTTGCGCGTTGTTCTGCTTCCGCAGCTTGACGGCCGTATTTCTCTTCAATTGCTCGAATAGATTCTCCGTAACGAGATTCAATTTCTGCAGCCCGAGCGGCGTCGGCTTGAAGTTTCCTGTATTCTTCTGGATTAAATTCTTTAAATTTTTCAAGCTGCTTTTCTTTCTCTTTGATTTGCCTCTCGTAAGTTTTGCGAGCTTCTCGTTCTGACTTTAATGCTTTAAGAAGATTTTGAACATCCTCCTTTTCCAGAGGTTCGTCAGACTGAGTTTCACTAACGGTGCTTTCGGGAACTTGTTGAGCCTCCATCTCGGCGGCCTGGTTTAGTTCTTCGTTCATAACAAAAGAGCAATCACTGCTCTCTATCTAGGGCGACGTAGGATTCCAAAATTAGAAATTCACTGGATCATCTTCGATTTGCAATATGGTAAGCTTTACTTCTATATTGTTTTGAAAAAATCCGCTCCTATTTCTTACTTTGACATAAGTAGTCCTGCTGATTGGGTTATCATCGTTGTACCCATATATGACTGGAGCAATTCTTCTGTAAGTAAGATCCGGCGGAGTTAACTCTGCGAATATCCCCTGGCCAGGGAAAGGAGCTTGATCTTCTTCTCTTGCCAAATCAGCGGCTCTTTCGAAAGCACTTACATACAGAGTTACGGTACATATTGCTGATACCTGGATCTTGAATAAAGCATAGCCAGTAAAGGCTTCAATTTCTAAAGTTGTAACCTCTAGATTCTCTAAAGGACCAGTATTGAATATTACTTCATTTCTTGATGCAAGAGTTGAAAACTGTTGCGGCGTCCACTTTTGTTCCGCCTCACTATACGCTAATATCGCTCCATCTGGGATAAACTGTGTAAAACTTGGATCCTCAACATCTATTAAATCATTTAATATAAATTGCCTGGCTTCAAAAATTTCAGTCTCGTCATTATATACTAAAGCTGCTCCATTCTCTACTCCACTTAATTCTACATCCGAAAATTGACTTAAAGTGATGAAATTTTCGACATTCTTCCATGAAGACTGACTGGCATCATATTGCAGAATCTGCCCGTCTTGAGCATTTCCTATATATACATCGCTTAAACTATTTATGTTTATATTATTAAATGAAAACTCTTTGTTTGTCCAAAACTCTCCATCGTATGTAAGTAATTGATCAAGCGAAGGCTCTGCCCTCGATGCGCCAGGAAATAGCTGATCGTTTTGATTATCATCAAACGTTGAAAAATCAAAATAAAATTCTTCACCCTCTACATCAGCAGTTAAAATAACTAAATTCTCATCATTCGAAGCAGTAACACCTAGCTCCAAGTCATCATTGATAAGTCCCGCAATTCTTCCAGCTATTTTGTTATTTATATAAAAATCAAAGTCTGAAGAATTCGCCGCATTCGCCTCACTTTCTGCCTCGGCCAAATCAGTTGATGTAACTACATAAGTAAACGGTGTATCATTTATAGTAATAGTTACAGAATCTAACTCAGAGTAAGATCCGCTGATCAACACTCCAGTATCAGTGAAATACTGACTCGGTAGTTGTAAATTAACGTCTTCTAAATCATCTAATTCATCCACATAACTGCGATTAGTCCAGGCATCCAATATGTCACTATAGACAAGAATCTGATTATTACTTGGACCACCACTATTGTACAAAACATCATTTAAATTGTTGACACTGATTTCGAATGGTTTATTTACAAATCTAGTAATGCTACCCGTCTGTGTCCAAGTTAATCCTTCTGTTATAGATTCCGGCTCTTCCACTCCTGATTCTACGACTTGATTCTCTGAATCCCTTATTTCTCCGATTGGGATTTCTGTATACTGGATAATATCTTCTTCTTGTGGATTGGAAATCCTTGCATCACCTAAATCCGATAGCTTATAAACATAAGACTGCTCTCCCCATCTTCCAGTGTCCTGGCTATATGCAAGGATTGCTCCATCTTGAGGTTCATACTTAATTGCACCAGTGTCAGTGGTTAGAGGGAAACTAGTAAATTGACCACTAAAACTAATTGCAGTTACGCCAGTGACAATGACTGATTGAACACCATTTACCTCAGGATTAGTACTCGAGTAAACGTATATGCTATCCCCGGTAGTAAGACCATGAGGCGCCTTCGTTATGATAAAACAAGTACCATCACTTACTAATACGCTTTGAATGGGAATGTCTATTTCCGATATCAACTCAACATCCTGAAGATCACTTAAATCATTATTAAAGCCTACAGGATTGCCGCCAGCAGTGTTGCCGTCTCCGATATAAAGTCGCTTTGTGTCAATGGTATATACAGGTTCTCCTTGCTCCGGAATAAATCCAGCGGCATTGCGTTCGGCTTCTGTTCCTCTGCGAAATTGAAGTGCCACGGCTAACCTTGAGTCAAGATAGTATTCCCTCGTTAAATTTCTTCTGTAAATGGAAGTATCCAGTCTTCATCGCCATTTTGGACTTCACTTATCTGAAGTCCATTCTCAGCACACCTTTGATAGAATAAATTATAAGAAGCCGCTACTGTACTTAAAGTCATTGAGCCTGAAGTATCAACAAATAAGCCGACGATAGTACCGGGACTTGCTTCATCAAGCCTGCATAGTTTGAACCAGTCTGTTGTTAGGAAGGTTGAACCACCATCGCGTGTTACAAGATATGGCCCATGATTGCCTTCTCCTAAGTGAGAATCTCTCATGTAAGAAATAGGCGTTTCGGCATTGTCTAAAAGTATAGGATTGTAAATATCAGATTGGATACTGGCATAATCCGATGCGTCAAAGATCGTAACGTCATTGTATTCGGTGCCGATTAAATTGCCTCCAGTAATGCGTAGATAATAAGACATGGGATTCACCCAGTATTGAGTTTTCGTTGTTGTATTTTTAACTTCAACTATTAAATCATACCATTGATTGTTGTCGCTAACACTCTTCCTAGCCTGTGGATTTAAAATAGTACTCCCAGGAAAGTTTGTATCAGGATACATTTGTACCTGATTTATACTAGAAGGATCATCGTGTGAACCAATAACAATTGGATCTCCATTGTTTAAAGTAGGATGACGCAATTTTACAGTCATCTCATTCGCCCCAGTGAATTCAAATGCAAGCAGAGGAATTTCCCAGGGGATTCTTATCTTATATTTTATTGTGTATGTATAATTTGGT